TCGGGCTGTTTTTTCTCCACAGAGTGGGGGGGCGCGGGGGGGGGTTTGCCGATGGCGTCGTAGCTCATATCGGCGATGGCGCAGAGCGCACGATAGCGCATATTACCGCCCAGCGCGGTCATCGTAGCGTCGACGACGATAGGGCGAAGCTCGAGCATCTTAGGGAGGACGAGCAGGCTGTCGACGAGGCGTTGGAACTGCGCCCCCGAGATAGAGCGGGGGTTGGCCGAGTTGGCCTGCACCTGCGAGAGCTTGACGATCTCGGGCGTCGGTGTCTGTTGTGTTGTATCTGCCATACTGCAAATTTACTCTAAAGTGATTATTTTTTAATCACTATCGTGGAGCGAAAAAGGGCGTGCGCTCTCGATAGTGCGACGTACGAGGTCGAGCGTTGCGCCCGTTGTGAGCGTGTCGGGCGTCACGCGGAGGATGCGCCAGCCGAGGGCGGTGGCGGTGGTGTACTTCTCCACATT